GGCATGGACTTCATGTCTAACACAAGAGCCAAGCCAGAGGAGCATGGCATAGAGGTAAAGTGGAGATATAAGAATGAGATACATTAATTCTGAGACAGGTGAACTACACATACCAGAGTTTGCACATGGTTACTTGCTATGCTATTCACTGTATCATTTGAATGACATTCGTGAAGCAGGTGAGGATGATACATGGGAGCAAGTAATGGACGTGCCACTGATGGCAGGTGAACACTGTGATTATCAGACGTATGATTTGAACTTCTGGATTGACGATGAAGATGGCAAAATGTACTGCACCGCCTATGAGGTGTGGCATGATGAGGCAGGGTATGCTTATACAAAGACAGACGAACACAGGAGATTGTGGTAATGCTGGCTGAAGCATTAGTATGTCTAGCACTTAACGTGTATCATGAAGCACGAGACCAGCCCTTCATTGGGCAGGTTGCAGTGGCACAGGTAGTGATGAATAGGGTGCGTGATAACAGATATCCGAATGATGTATGCGAGGTAGTCAAACAAGGTGAGACATATTCATGGAAGCCTGACTTTCCTGTGCGTCATCGGTGTCAGTTTAGCTGGTACTGTGATGGTAAATCAGATAAAACGCCTGACAGTACAGCATGGGAGAAAGCCTTACTGATTTCACATGGTGTATATCATGACAACTTAGATGATTTCGTTGAGGGTGCTACACATTATCACGCATCCTATGTTCTGCCTGAGTGGGCAGATACAAAAACAAAGGTTGTTCAAATAGGTGAACACATATTTTATAGATGGGAGAATAACGATGCCTAAGTATAAAGTAATAGCAACAGAATACATATTTAAGGATGCTCTTATAGAAGCAGATAGTGAAGAAGAAGCAATTGCCAAAGCCGAAGAAGATGGTGTGGATTGGATAACAGTCGGTAGTGACTGGGAAATACATGAAGATATGACATTTGAGGAGAATGAATATGCCTAATAATTTTGCAAAGACGAGAGATATTGAAAACCCATACGCAACATACCGGGTTGAAAATCCTAGCAATGGTATGTATTTTGAGTGGAGAGTATTAAAGGCATGGCAGACCAGAGCATCAGAAAAGAAGAAGCCCTATGGCAGATGGTTCTGTGCAGTAAAATCACCTATGACCTATGGCTCATGGGAAAGAGGTGATGTATATGCAAATGAAATACTTAAACTAAACCCTGAACTTATCCAATCAGAGCCTGAATGGAAAGAAAGAATGGAAAGCTAATGACAAATAAAAAGTTTGAAGTTATTGCACATGAGGTAGTAGAACACCTATATATAATAGAAGCAGAGGATATGGACGAGGCTATTGACTTAATACAAGAAGAGGATTATGAACCTGTCCATAAAGAAAGTATTATGAAAATGATAGACGAAGTAAAGGAGATTAGTTATGTCTAACAAAAAAGCAGCTTATGAAAAAAGAAATGTAATGGTATCTGCATCAGACCTTTCAACCATTGTTGCCCACCACTGGGATTTAGCAGACAAGCTAGAGAATGATGGCTTTGAGTTTATTGCTGAGTCCATTCGTGATGTAGGCAAAAGATTTGAGGAGAAGCTGTACAAGTCTGGCTTCTGGGCGCAATGATTATTAATATGGAGCTACTAATATACATAGTAGCTTTCATGTGTATCATAAAGTTTTGGCTGGACGGAGACAAGAGCTAATGACAGCAGAAATTTTTAATGTGTTCCTATTGATGTCTTACATAATAGGATGTATAATAATCTTATTAATATTATTATTAAAAGAGGATTAATATGTTAGAAACTATAATAACTATAGAACTAGTGATGTTAGTATTAGTTTTATTAAGTCACTAAGAAAAGGAGTATTAAAATGAGTGACAATCTTTGGAATAAAGACAGGAAGAAATTGTTTAGAGAATTATATCACCAGTATTTAGAAGAGGGATATGAAAACAAAGAAGCTAAAAAGCTTGCTAAAGAAGAGGCAGAAGAAATGATTGCTGAATCTGAGGAGTTTGCTATGAATGTAGCTTATGAGGAGTTTGGGGATGAATAAGATTGATGTAATTGGTTGGTTGTTTGCACTTTGTGCAAGCATGATAGGTGTCTTGGTTTCGATGTACGAAATGTTAGGCTATGTTCCTGACTTGGTTATGGCTTTGTATACTATTAGTCTACCCATATTTTTATATAGTATTTCAATAGTTTACAACAGGATGAAATAAAATGAGTAGTTTTTTGATAGAAGAATTGGTTGGAGACAACGGCAGAGAAGCCACCATCCATGAGTTTAAAGAAAGCTATGAGGTAATACTAGCAAAGGATGGTAAGATAGAACATAAAACATTTTTTCCACTGAATGAATTTGGTTTAGAACTTTCAAGAGATTGGGCTAATCGTTGGATAAAAGGAGTAAACTATAATGACAATAACACTGAATGAGTACCAAGAACTAGCAATGAAGACTGCAATCTTTCCAGAGAGTGCTAAGTATTCTTACCCTGCTTTGGGTCTGGCTGGTGAAGCTGGAGAGGTAGCTAACAAAGCAAAGAAACTGATTCGGGATGGCGCAACGCCAGAAGAATTAGAAGAGAAATTGCTAGACATTGCAGATGAATTGGGTGATGTCTTATGGTACATTGCAGCAATGGCAGATGCTTGTGGTGTCTCACTTGAACATATTGCAAAAGCTAATCTACACAAGCTGGCTGACAGGGCGGTGCGTGGTAAACTTGGTGGAGATGGAGATAAGAGATGAAAAATTTATATAATTTAATTATGAATTGTGAACTTAACCCTCTGTCTAATATCCCGGACACTAATACAAGACACATGATTATGCAGATACTTGCTTGGATGTGGTGTATTATATTCAGTATGTCTATAGGTAGTGTTATCGTATTTGGTATCAGTCTTTTTATTCATGCAGTAATTTTAGCAGGGATATTTATTACAGTTGGTACATTTGAAACAGCAAAGCGTAATCCACAATACTTTGGTGGGCTTGGCAGAGGTAATGGAGGTGAGCATGAGTGAAGACATTATGAAAATGACACATGAAGAACGTGTAAAGTATTGGGAAAAGGAAGCAGAAAAACAAAGAAAAGAAAGACAGAAATCTATAGATGGCTTGTCTTCTGAACAGTTGGAAGCAGTAAAGATGGTACGAAAGTATGCATCCTCAATATGTGAAGAAGCTTTGCATGGTGCAGGTGTACGATATATTTATTGTGACCAGTTTAGTGAACTTGAAGAAGCTTTAGGTAAATTAAATAATCAATTCAATCTGATAGGAGAATCTTATGATTGATGTCTATATCACAACGGGTTTTGATGACAAGGTGGTGACCAGCATACCTTACCATGATTTAGAAGAGTGGTTGATAAACAGAGAAACATTGTGTAAGGCTATGGGGTATACAACCAAACGAACAAATCGTTTGCTTCATGTGCTTGACAATGGCAGATTAGATACAGTATACTTCACCAGAAACTAAACAGGAGAAGAGATGGAACACACAGATTCAAAAGAAGTTTCCAGAGGAAGTTGCGAAGCTTGTGGCTCGTCAGACGCAAATATATCCTACTCAGATGGACACACTTATTGTTTCTCATGCACAGCATATACGAAAGGGGATACAGACGATATGCAGTACACAAAGCCAGCACCTATTCAAGGTGTATATCACAATCAGTTTACAGATGGTCAGGTAACAGGACTTTCAGACAGAAAGATTAGCCAACAGACTTGTCAATTCTTTGGCGTAAAGACTGTCTCTTCTGGTGACCAGATTGTAAAACATATCTATCCATACTTTGACGAATCAGGTGCTCATGTAGCCAACAAGGTTCGTCAGGTACAGAACAAGGGCTTCATGTCAGAAGGTCAGTTACCAAAGGCAAAGCTATTTGGTCAGCAGAAGTTTGGACAAAGAGGTAAGTTTATTACCATCTGTGAGGGTGAGCTGGATGCCATGTCTGCTTACGAACTAATGGGTTCTAAGTGGCCTGTTGTGTCCATCAAGAATGGTGCTCAGTCTGCACTAAAAGATGTGAAACAAAGTTACGATTACCTCAATCAATTTGAAACAATTGTTGTCTGCTTTGACAATGACGAACAAGGTAAGCTGGCTGCAGGTAAAGTTGCTCAATTGTTTGAGCCTAACAAGTGTAAGATTATGGATATGCAGTACAAGGATGCTAACGAGTATCTCAAACTAAACAAACGTGAAGAGTTTACTCGTGCATGGTGGGATGCAAAACAATACACACCTGCTGGCATCCATAACCTTGCAGACATATCAGACAGGCTCTATCAAGAGGAAGATGTAGAGACTTGTCTTTATCCTTATCAGGGTCTAAATGAGAAGCTGTTTGGTATTCGTACTGGTGAACTGGTAACAGTTACTGCAGGTACAGGCGCAGGGAAATCCAGCATGATGCGTGAGTTGATGCATCACCTGCTTATGAATACAAAACATAATGTAGGTGTATTCTCTCTGGAAGAGAACATCAAACAGACTGCTTTCCATCTGATGTCTGTTGAAGCAAGTGACCGTATCTATATCAAAGAGGTTCGGGAAAAGTACAGTCTAGAACAGCTAAAGGAACTAGAACGTAAGACCATTGGCACACGTAGGTTCTATGCCTTTGACCACTTTGGTTCTATTACTACAGATGAAATACTCAGCCGGGTACGTTATATGGTCAAGGCTCTTGACTGTAAGTTTATTATCATTGACCACCTGTCCATCCTTGTATCAGGCTTGGAAGGTGAAGATGAACGCAGAAACATTGACCAGCTTATGACTAAGCTTAGGTCACTGGTAGAAGAAACCAGATGTGCAATGCTTCTTGTTTCTCACTTGCGTAGGGCAACAGGCGATAAGGGTCAGGAACAGGGCAAGGAAATATCTCTGTCCATGTTACGTGGCTCACATTCTATTGCTCAGATTAGTGACGCAGTGATTGCGTTGGAACGTGACCAGCAAGCACAAGACCCTGTACAGGCAAACACAACCGCAGTCAGGGTATTGAAGAATCGTTATGCAGGTGAGACAGGTGTAGCCACCTACCTTCTGTATGATAAGGACACTGGCAGAATGTCAGAGATTGAGAACCCGTTTGAGGCAGACTCTAACGCAGATGATATAGGAGATTTTCTATGAAGGTAGCAAAGATTGATGGGGCATATAACAGACGCTTCAGCCGACAGAGTTACGAGGAGAATGATGCAAAGGCTAGAGAAGCAATCATGTCCTACTTACAAAACAATGGACATGAAATACTTGATAGCACAGAGAACTTTTCATTTGACATCAAGAGCAAAAAAGGAGATAATACGTACTTCTCAGAGGCAGAGATGAAGAACCAATGGAAAGGTGATTGGCCTGATACATGGAAAGAAATCAGGATACCCTACCGAAAACATAAGCTTATCAATAGGATGGCAGAATTAGGAGCAGACAATCATTTCTTTAACTTCTATGTCATTCGTAATGATTGCAAAGCAGCATGGCGAATCAAAGACTTTGTTGTTGCCGAATCAGAAGTTAAGAAGTTATTTAGTTATCGTGTAAAAGGTGAAAGCTTTTTCCACATACCCTATCAGAAAGCGGAGCTAGTAGAACTATGAAAAGAGTAGTGCTTGATATCGAGACAGATGACCTAAATGCAACTGTAGTACACTGCATTGTGGCACAGGACTTAGATACAGGCGCAGTGGACACATGGTATGGGGAGTCCATCAAGGACTTCCCTGCATGGTCAGAGAGTGTAGATGTCTTTGTCATGCATAACGGTGTGTCCTTTGATGCGCCTGTTGTAAATCGTTTGACAGGCAGTAAAATACCTTTGAAGAAGGTAAGGGATACACTGATTATGTCTCAGCTTTATGACCCTTCCCTTGAGGGTGGTCATTCATTAGGGGCATGGGGTGAAAGGCTTGGCTACCCAAAGATAGAATTTAATGACTTCTCTGTATTTACACAAGAGATGTTAAAATATTGTAAACAGGACGTGGTTGTTACTGTAAAGCTATACGAACATCTACTTCCTCATATGAAAAAGTATTCTGGTAAATCTATTCAGCTTGAGCATGAGGTGAGAGCAATTGTTGACAAGCAAGAAGAGAATGGATTTACTCTTAATATCCCGGAAGCTTCATGCCTTGTTGCAAGGCTCTCAGAAGAGGCTACAGAGATTGAACAGGAGATGCAAGGTATATTTCCCCCTATCGTAACAGAACGCCACTCAGAGAAGACAGGAAAGCGTTTAAAAGATAAGGTAGAAATATTCAATCCTGCATCAAGACAGCAGATAGGTAAACGACTTATGGATAAGGGATGGAAACCTAATAAGTTTACCCCTACAGGCCAGCCAATTGTGGATGAAGGTACATTAAAAGATGTGGACATCCCAGAGGCACAGAAGATTGCACAATATCTGTTGTTGCAAAAGAGAGTTTCACAGGTCAAGTCTTGGCTTGATGTTGTGGAAGACGATGGTAAGGTTCATGGTAGAGTTATTACCTTGAAAGCCATCAGTGGACGCATGGCACACAACTCCCCAAACATGGCACAAGTACCTGCCGTTTACTCTCCCTACGGCAAAGAGTGCAGACAAGTTTGGAAAACAAGCAGTGACAAATACAAACTGCTGGGATGTGATGCTAGTTCACTTGAACTTAGATGCTTGGCACACTATATGGGTGACAAGAAATTTACTGATGAGGTAGTGGGTGGTGACATCCACACTGCAAATCAGAAAGCCGCAGGACTTCCTACCAGAGATTCAGCAAAGACATTTATCTATGCTCTAATTTATGGTGCAGGTCCAGCTAAGATTGGTAGTATCGTTGGTGGTGGTGCTAGAGAAGGACAAATCATTATGAAAAAGTTTATGTCCAATATGCCAGCCTTAAAAACCTTGCGTGATAAGGTAGATAAGGCAGCAAATACAGGATATATTCGTGGTCTTGATGGTAGGCTTTTAAAGGTACGTCAGCAACACGCTGCCATGAACCTCTTACTACAGGGGGCAGGTGCTATCATTTGTAAAGAATGGTTGCGGCAAATAACTATCATGGCGCAACGAGATTATGAATACAATCTTGTTGCGTCTATACATGACGAGTATCAGTTTGAGATTCGTGCTGACCAAGCAGAACGCTTTGGTGAACTCACACAAAAGGCAATGAAGCAAGTACAGGAAACCCTGTCTGTTGTTTGTCCTTTAGATAGTGAGTATAAAATTGGAAACAATTGGGCAGAAACTCATTAATAGGTGTTGACATACTATTATGTATGTTATATACTTTCAAAATCAGAAGTGGCTAAGACCACACAGTAAACTAATATAGGAGATACAAAACTATGCCAGTATTATCAGGAAAGTCCCATTGGGCATCTATCACTTCACCAAACAAAACATTTGAACCACATAAATGGATGATTGATTTGTCTTTGGAAGGTGAAGAACTTGAGAAAGCTAAGAAGATTGGTCTATCTATTAAGAACAAAGGTGATGAAAGAGGAGACTTTGTTTCCATTTCTCGTAAGGTCTATCGTAAAGATGGGGGTGAGAACAGCTCACCGGGCTTGGTAGATAGTCAAAAACGTCCTATGGAAAATACTCTTATTGGTAACGGCTCAGATGTAAATGTTTTGTTTAAAACATATGAGTGGGAGTATGCAGGAAAAGCAGGTGTAGGCTCTGACCTTCAAAAGGTTCAGGTTGTAAACCTAATTTCATACGGAGATGATGATGATTTTGATGTTGTGTCTGGTGGACATAGTGCAGTAGATACCTTAGACGATGATATCCCCTTTGGAAACACTGGTAGCTAAAACATAACATCAACAAGGGTGCTACACATATCTGGAATATGGTAGTGAGTTGGCTAGTGTAGGGTGGGTACGCCAATTATTAAGGAGTTATTATGTTAGACAAAGAATATAAGATTACTATGTCTGCTGAATATTTAGACTTTGGAAATAAAACCACAGTGGAAGGATATGTAACTGACCTAAATGATATATCAGATATTGTATTAGATTTCCTACGTGCAATGGGATATACATATATAGAAGATGTAACTTTCCATAAAGAGTTTGAGGATTTATTAAATGACTGACTATGTAAATAAACCACCTCATTATCAGACAGGTGAGGTAGAATGTATTCAAGCAATTGAATCTGCCCTATCTCCAGAAGAGTTTAGAGGATACTGCAAAGGTAATGTAATAAAGTATACTTGGCGAGAACAATACAAAGGTCAAGACCAAGACTTAGCTAAAGCAGTGTGGTATCTAAATAGATACTTAGAAAAGGAAACAGAATGAAAAGTATAGATACTCTAATAGAAGATATATACAAGACATTAGAAGAAGGTATTAATACTGCATCTGTACAGAACAGAGATGCTATTCATACTTGTTCTACTGAAATTGCCAGAGCACTATCACGTCAGCTTGGAGAAGGTAAACGTAGTAAGCAAACTACCTTACGTATGTCTCAAATAGGTAAGCCAGACAGACAGCTTTGGTATGACTTAAAAAGTACAGCAGAGCCAGAACCGATTAACGGTCAAACTAAAATGAAGTTTATTATGGGAGACATCCTAGAGGCTGTGTTGATACTGCTTACAGAAGTATCTGGACACGAGGTGACAGAGCAGCAGAAGGAAGTAGAAGTAGAAGGTGTTAAGGGACACAAGGACTGTCGCATTGATGGTACACTTGTAGATATTAAGACTGCTTCTTCTTATGCCTTTAAGAAGTTCAAAGAAGGTACACTACATAGTGATGACCCCTTTGGTTACATTGCTCAATTGTCTGGCTATGCAGAGGCAGGTAATGACCAAGAAGCAGCCTTCTTTGCTATTGATAAATCATCCAGTGAAATGGCTCTAATGAAGATAGAACCTATCCATATGATAAATGCAAAGCAAAGAATTGGGAAGGTTAAAACATTCTTGTCTTCTGACTTACCGCCTGATAGATGTTATCCAGATGAAGAGGATGGTAAGTCTGGTAATCGTAAGCTTGCCATTGGTTGTGTATATTGTCCTTACAAAGATGATTGTTGGAAAGATGCCAATGGTGGTCAAGGGCTACGTAAATTTAAATACTCTAATGGTATTAGATATCTTACTCAGGTAGGAAAAGTACCTGATGTACAAGAGGTAACTAATGGCTAAGAAAAAAACAAGAGATAAGAACGAGCACAATTACCGTTCTAATTCAGAATTTAATTGTGCTTGTTTCTTGAATAAGAATAAGGTTGAGTTTGAATATGAAACATTTAACATACCCTATTTATGGCAAGAAGATAAAAAATACATACCTGATTTTATTCTTCCTAACGGCATCATATTAGAAGTCAAAGGAAGGTTTATGTTAGAAGACAGAAAGAAGCACTTGTTTATTCGTGACCAGCATCCTGAATATGATATTAGATTTGTCTTTGATAACTTTAATAGGAAGCTATACAAGGGTGGTAAGATGACCTATGGTGATTGGTGTGACAAGCATGGCTTTCTTTACTGCAAAGGTGGAGAAGGGATACCAAAAGCATGGTTAAGAACAGATGCAAATAAAAGACATAATACTAGCAGAGGATGAACAAGTAGAACTTAGGACATCAGAAAAGACTTTGTTTCTTACTGTAATCCTACAAGCTCTTCTTGACGCAACCAAGCCCCGATATGATGGTGAGCCTACTAACTCTATTATCGAAAGAGAAAGAGCAATAGCATGGTTCTTTGCATCAGTCGGGGTAACTGCTGAAGACTTTCATTCTGTCTGTGACTATGCAGGAGTTAATCCTGTATACATGAGAGAGTTTGCTTTCAAGGTACTCAAATCAGGTGAAGTTGAGTATGTTAGAAAAAGAATTAATGCTGTTTTGGGACATGAATAGTATTGTACTTTTAACCTAGTTGTGATACAATTTTAAGTTCCAACCCAGTTCAGGAAAGGGATATCAATGAACAATTTTTTACCAACAGACTA